AGTGCGAGGATTGTTATTCATTGCCGATATTCACCTTTATCGCGAACACCTTTACCGGTTTATCGCCGAAGTGCGGATGTGTGATTGTCTTGATTTCATATCCGTCATACGGAACATCAATTCTACGGCTGGAATCGTCGCGCTTCGGATATCCCTTTGTGATAATCAGGCGGTCATACTCCCGGAACATAATTCGCTTATTCCAGTAGTCATTACACAAGCGATACTCTTCCGTTTTCTCTCCGCGAATCATTGCATCGAAGTATTCACCTTTGACGGCAAGTTGCAGGTTAGCCACGACCTTCCTCCTTTGGCTTGTGAATTTGTATCGTCATGCCGCTTTGAGTGGTGACTACAATGACAGAACCAGGCTGAAGGCTGTTAAGATTGAATGCTTCGTAAAACGAATCCAAGGCTAGTGCTTTTTTATTCTTTCGGTTCCACCAACGCCATCCCTTGCCACATGCTACACTGACAATCCACTGTCCACTCCTGTAAGCCATATAAAACCAGATGAGCAAAACCTGAAGGGATGCCATCCAGTCAATAATCGTATATTTCGCGAAGGAGTCCATCACTTCATCTCCTGCGGCGGCTCTGGTAGCGGCATCCATCTGATTACATCGCAATCACGTAGGCTGATGTCATCTCCAAGCCATCCTTGACCTTCAGACCAGCATTGCACGTAATACCCGCCTTCGGCGTCAACTACGCACCACTGCGCGTCGTTCGGCATTCGCTCACTACAGCTTAACCAGCATGCAAAACAGCAGATCGCACTGGAGTCACAGAGAACCCAGGAAGATATCAAAGTGGCTGTTGCGGATGATGATTGCGCTGTTCGTATCGTTCCTTCTGGCGCAGTTAAGCGGTTGCACGAATACGCGAACGGTATACGTGTCGGTGCCGGTCGTTCCGTTACCAGCCAGTCTGACGGATGAAACACCCCAGCCAGATTTACCCGACCCGTTTACGTGGGGAGCCAGCCTTAACCTGAATGTTGCGTTGTTGTCAGCGTTAGCACAGTGCAACAGGGATAAGGCTGATATCAGGACCTTTGAGAAAAACAGGGCAGCACACACTAATGGCACGATTAAACGTTGAAGTTATCCCACCAGACAGCGAAACGATGAACGGGATTTTTGCAGAGATTGAACGTAAATATGCGCATCAGCCGATGACGCCAAAAGTTATCGATGAAATGCAACGCGAAGCGGCGCGCCTTGTAAGGCGAGCGACAAACACGAAGGTTACGTTTGTTCGGGACTGACATTACAGAAGCTCCTTTGATAAGGAGCTTCGATAATGTCACTAAGAGGAAAAATTCATGGCAAAACCGGACTGGGAGGCCATCGAAACGGCGTACCAGTGGCGGGTGAAGTATAGGGCATCTATTTATTCATCATTTGAAAAAAGAGTTGTCCGGATAGGTTTCAATAACGGTTATGTTTGAAAGACGCGAGGGGTTAACCGTGAACTCATTTTCACCAAGATAACGACTGTGGGCATTGGGGCCAGCTAATATAGAACAGGCTGGAGCTTCAGCTCTTAACAGCAAACCTGGTGATTTGTATGCATTCAATCCACGACCAAACTTCTCGGCGACTGAAATGTCCGTTGTCCAGCAAAATCCAATGAGCCCTTTATCGAACCTGTCTTTATTTTCCCCCCGATAAAGTACAAGGCTGTCACCATCATATGTTGGCAATAAGAGCGTTAATAGTTTGAGGAGAATTGAGTCGTCGTTGATCTTTTCACGTATAAAGGCCCCAGACTCAACCCATTGACTATGGAATGAATTTTTCATGGCAATTGATACTGGCTTTGCGTTATCGATGCTTTTGATAAACTCAACCCATCTGTTCCGACTGTGAATGTAATCAAGAAATTTCCTCTCATCGGACACCTTCGATTGAGGGCGGTTATAAGCTGCGAAATCTTCTAACTTCATAATTTCCTCAGGTATATCAATGGCACTCACCGACAAGCAAGAAATGTTCTGTCGCGAGTACCTCATCGATTTAAACGCCACGCAAGCGGCTATTCGGGCGGGGTACAGCGCAAAGACAGCTAACCGTACCGCATCCGAAAACCTGTCAAAACCTGACATACAATTCAGAATCGCTGAACTGAAAGCGCAACGCAATGATCTTGTTGGTATTAATGCAGAATATGTACTTAATCGCCTTATTGAAATCGACCAGATGGATGTGCTCGACATTCTCCTGCAAAACGGTGATCTAAAACCCATTAAAGACTGGCCTAAGGTATGGCGCACAACGCTATCAGGAATGGATGTCATGGAGATGGTATCCGCAGATAGCGCCGCACTTCTGAAGAAAATCAAATGGCCTGATAAGGTTAAAAACCTTGAGTTGCTTGGGCGTCATGTTTCTGTTCAGGCGTTTAAAGACAACGTCAAAAATGAAGTGACTGGCGCTGATGGAGGACCAGTCAGAACAGAAATTACCAACTTAACGCCGGAGCAGGCTGCAGAGGCGTATAGAAAAATGATGGGCTAAGTATGCCGTTACCATTCCCCTTCGATTTTAAAAATCCTGATTACCAGATGGTTTTTGAATGGCGGATGGAACGCTTACAGCGCATTCGCCAGAACCCTGAAATATTGCCAGCACTAAAACAGTTTTACCGAACCAACCCGGCTCAGTTCATCATCGACTGGGGCATGACAACGGACCCGCGTAATATTGATTATGGCCTGCCGGTGACCATTCCGTTTTTACTCTTCCCTAAGCAGGAGGAGTGGATCCACTGGATTATGGAACGCTGGGGCAATAGGGAGAATGGTATTACCGAAAAATCCCGTGAAATGGGGCTCAGTTGGACCGCGATCGGACTGGCCTGCTCGCTTTGTCTCTTCAACAAAGAAATGGTTATCGGTTTCGGCTCCCGTAAAGAGGAATACGTCGACAGCACCGGTGACCCGAAAGCATTGTTCTGGAAGGCGCGCAAGTTCGTGGAAACACTACCTGTAGAGTTTCGCGGTTCGTGGAGCGAGAAGAAGCACGCGCCATATATGCGTGTTGAGTTTCCTGAAACTGGTGCCGTTATCAAAGGCGAGGCTGGCGATAATATTGGTCGTGGTGACCGTACCACGCTTTATCTGGTTGATGAGGCTGCATTCCTTCAGCGTCCTCTGCTGATTGATGCGGCGTTGTCACAAACGACGCGTTGCCGTATTGACCTGAGTTCAGTTAACGGCATGGCGAACCCGTTCGCTCAGAAGCGTCATGGCGGGAAGATACCGGTATTCACATTCCACTGGCGGGATGATCCTCGCAAGGATGAAGAGTGGTATCGCAGGGAATGCGAGAAAATCGATAATCCGGTGGTGGTGGCACAGGAACTTGATCTGAACTACAGCGCATCAGCGGAAGGCGTCCTGATTCCATCCGAATGGGTACAGGCTGCCGTTGATGCACATATCAAACTGGGTATCCAGCCAACAGGCAAACGACTTGGCGCGATGGATGTCGCCGACGAAGGCAGGGACAAAAATGCATTTTCCACCCGTCATGGCTTCCTCCTGGAAAATGTGCGGGAATGGTCCGGTGTGGGCAGTGACATTTATCAGTCCGTCGAGAAGGTTTTCGGTTTTTGCGAACAGGACAACCTCGAAGAGTTTCGCTTTGACGAGGACGGGCTGGGCGCTGGCGTTCGCGGCGATGCACGCGCTATCAACGAACTGCGTAACGTTGCGCGTCGACCGTCAATACTCGCCACACCGTTTCGAGGTAGTGGCGCGGTATTTGATCCAGATGATGAAGCTGTTCGCGGGGACAACGGGCAAGCCGCACGTCTGAACAAGGACTTCTTCGCTAACGCCAAAGCCCAGAGCTGGTGGCGGTTACGTAAACTTTTTCAGAATACCTGGCGCGCCGTGGTTGAAGGTATGGCTTACAACCCGGACGAAATCATCTCAATCAGCAGTAGCATGGCACTCAAAGATAAACTCATCATCGAGCTTTCGCAGCCGACCTATTCCATTAATGGTGTGGGAAAAATCGTTATTGATAAACAGCCTGATGGAACCCGATCGCCAAACCTTGCCGACTCGGTGATGATCAACTATGCCCCAATGAATTCAGCCCTGAACATCTGGGAGCTGC